CGGAAGATCAAGGCACATTAAAGGACAGCGCCTTGATTGCCAGCAGGCCGCAGGACGGATTAGCTATTTGGGACACTCCTTACGCGAAACGGCGGTATTACACCGGAACCCCGTCAAAGGATAAGAATCAAAATGCCTCCCTCCAATGGGTTGAAAAAGGTGTAAACACCTACAAAAAGGAACTGGATCAAGTAGCGCAGAACGCCTTTTCGAAGGGAATGAGCAAAAAATGAGCGTATACGACGATGTTTTAACCGCAGTTATTGATCTTGCGGAGCAAACGGAGCTGTATTCAAAAATTGTGATAGGGCCTATGCCTCCTGAAAACGGTATTTCCATCGCGTGGGGATCCGGGAACTTAAATACCTTTCTTGACAAAAAGGCCGCCGTCTCCATGTCGGCGGTTTTAAACTGCAAAAATTCAGATCAAGAGCTTGCGGCGGACACGCTTGGAAAACTTCACACGTTTTTGAATATGCGGAAGGACTACCCCTCCGCAGACCGCTTCCAAATCACAAATATAGAAACCACAGCCGCACCCGTCTATTTAGGGCGCGAAGAAAACAACCAATGGCTTTACGGCTCCAGCCTTGAAGTCAAATTTTATCTAAGGGGGAATTAATATGGCAGCTTACGGCTTGCTTACAATGTACAACCTGACTGCTTCTATCGGTGTATCTCAGGGATCGGATCCGCCCGGCACCTGGACTTATGCCGAACTAGCCGAGGGATTTGACAATATCGCAGAGGCTTTGAACGAGGTTGTTCAGCAATACTTTTTCTTATCGGACAAGGGATTCGCGAAAAACCATGTGACGGGCATGGCCCCGGCGTTTACGCTCACTGGGAAGCGCGTTGTTGGCGATCAGGCTCAGGATTACATTTTCAGTAAGAAATACGGACTGGATACCGACCGGCAGTCTTCTTTCCAGCTGAAGTATACCGACGCTCAAAGCAAAGAGGTCACTATTACCTGTGACTGCACCTTCTGCAATATTCAGGAATGGTCCGGTGCCAGTACCGATGACAGCGCGATTTCTGTGGAAATCCGTTTCGACGGAAAGCCCACGATCACGCCGGCGGCCTAAATAACACAAGGGGGCGGTTTATCCTCCCCCTTCTATTTTTTATAAGGAGGATATCCTGATGTATACGCTTAGACAAAACGCTCTTTTTACCGATGAAATCGAGCTGCAAAAGAACGATGGAACCAGTGAGATCCTAAAAATTAAAATTGATATTCGTCCCGAGCTGGTAAAGAAATACCGGGAACTCCAAGTTCGGTTCGTGGATCTGCAAAAGCGTTCCAACAGTAACCCCGGAGACCTAAAGATTGTTGAAGATATTGGGAAAGCCGTTGTTGATGTGTTCTGCCTTTTATTCGGAGACGAGAACGCCAAAAAAATCATTGAATTTTATTCCGATGATTTTCAGCAGATGGCCTACAATCTTTTCCCGTATGTTCAAAACGTTCTCGTACCTAAATTTCAGGAGGTTGCCCGTCAAAGAAAACAAGCATTTAAGCGGAGAGCGTGGAAATGAGACTGTATTCCCCTCTGAAAAAGAGGGTCAAATATAAGCTTGTGCCCGTGCGTTTAAATACCTCTTTTCGAACAGTGCTGAAATGCTATCAAGTGTTCTCCGACACGCTTTTGACAGATTTTGAAAAGGCCGAGGCCTGCTTATGGCTTTTAGTAAAATCAAAATTATTTCTGAAAATCCTGAAGCCTGACAAAAAAGCGGCTCTTTTTAATCTGATCTTCAAGGAATTTATTGACGTGTCAGATAAAAAAGCCGGAGGAGAAAAGTATTTCGATTTTAATCAGGACGCATGGGCCGTCTATTCTTCCTTTATGCAGTGCTACCATCTCGATCTGCTTGGCGCTGACAAAAACCTTCATTGGTGGAGCTTTATGGCGTTATTTAACGGTTTGTCTGATGATACGAAGATCATGCAGATCATTTCAATACGTTCCCGCCCCCTCCCCAAACCAACAAAATACAATGCAGAGGAACGCCGGCAGTTAATCAAGCTAAAGCAGCTGTACAAGCTTAATCTGTCAGAGGAAGAAAGAAAAAAGCAATTCCAAGATGGGCTTGCAAAAATCGCTGTTGCACTGCACACCCTGGCAGAAAGGTCGTAACGGTGATGATCGTGGATAAAATTAAGTGTCCGTACTGCGGTTATGTGATGCCTTTAAAAGTTGATCCTGACGCGAAATGCAAGGGCGTTTGGATTAAGTGCAAGGGCCGTAACTGCAAAAAGGAATTTGAAATAAAAATAGGAAAAGTCAAGTAGTGCCATTATGTGCCGATGACTTTCACTTGTGAGGTGATTTCATTGGCAGAAGGCGAAGTTGTATATGGCGTTAGGGCAGACGACAGTAAACTAGACAGCGATTTAACCAGCGCGGAAAAAACCACCAGCAGCAAATTAGGGAAAATCGGCGGAGCAGCAGCCAACGCCGGGAAGGTCGCTG